CTATATCTTTTTTATTTTGTCTTATTTTTCTTTCCATTTTACGTTGCATTTGGCTAGCTTCATATTTACTTATTTCTTTGCCATTATATGTAACAGTTTCGTTCTTTAAATCCCTTAATTCTTTATTTGTATATGTTTTTGCACTACCTTTATAATATGGAAAAAATGTGTGTCTACAATTTACACCACATAAACCTGTTACATTTCCATAATCGCAACCTTCTTCAAGTGTTTTATAACCTTTAGTCAAGCCTTTTAATGAGTAAACCTTTCCTTGCCATTCTGCATGTTCTGGTCTTGCTCCACCATGTGCTGAAACTTCTACTAAATCCCAGCCCATTTCTTCAGCTCTTAATTCTTGTAATTTACCACTTGCTTGATTAACACTAGTTAAAACATTCGTTCTAACCGCAGCCTCAATACTTCTATGTTGTCCAGATGGATATTCAATATATGCTCCTTGATTAGATATATCTTTTATTGCATCTAATATTGATTGAGAATAGCTCTTTACACCTGTTGAAACTTCTAAATAAGCCTTATTCATTACATTATAAAACTGTGTTTGTGAAGTATTAGCAGTTGTCATTGTTAAATTACTTAAATTGTTACTTGTCTTTCTTGCTGTACTCTCTAACAATTGCATCATAGACGGACTTAAACCTTTTGGATCTAAACCTGCTTTTTTATAAATCTTGTCATCGAATTTTATAGATTTAGCTCCAGCAGTTTCAAATATATCTTGGATTTGACTTACTGAAGCATTGTTGTATTTAGCAACTAAATTTACAACATCTTGATATAAAATACCCATTTCTTGAGCTATTTCAATATTATTTAATACAACAGTATTAGCATATCCTACATTCGCTATTCTCTCTGCTATTTCTTCTATAATCTCAAGCTCTAGTCCTTCATATAATTTATTTGCTTGTTTTTCTATTATTTTAAAATTTTCTGGAGTTAACATCTATATCACTCCTCTGTTGGTTCAAATCCAAATGCTTCTTGGCTACTTATTCCTTCTTCTTGAATTGCTTGTAATTCTTTTTCTGCCTCTTCTTCAGTCATTCCTTTTATATCTATTAAATATGTTTTTTTACTCATTAATTTAGCATTTACTTCCTGCAAAGCTCTCATTTGTTCAGCATTTTTATCTTCAATAATTGAGTCGTCAGCAATAATATTAATACTATTTGTTTTTATTCCTTCCATGTCACATATTGCTTTTACCAAATCATATATTACATCATTAACTACAATGTCATAATGTACTTTAGTCCTAAATGCTTCTGAATTTTCACTTATTACCTCTGTTGCAGTCTTAACTCCTGTTCCATCAAACTTATAAAAATTACTTCCTAATCCAATATTAGAAGATAACCAATTTAATTCTTGATTTATTGAACTAATATGTTCTTCAGCTCTTAAGCTAAAATCTATATCTTTTACAGGTTGGTCTTCCATACCATTTATTCCAATATATGCTTCATCATCAGCATCAAAATATTGTACTAGACGAGTATTTCCTTCTTCATCAGCTGACATTTGAGCTTTCATTGCTGTTGGATCTACTAATATTCTTTTCTTACCCAACTTAAATTCCTTAAAGAAACTATCATATTTCATGTCAATTGCTTTAAATCTATCTATTGAATTTGCAAGTATACTTATTCCTATAGGAGAATTTATATCAAAATTGTTCGCTAAATTATTTCCATAAACTTGAAATCTTGGTGCATCTGTTTCGATTTCTTCTTTTTCTTTTACCTTAGGAAATTTAGAAGAAAATTCTATTACTTTTCCTAATTCATTTTCATTTGTTGATTTATATAATTCATTTAATTTTCTATATACTCCATCAGTATATTCATGATATGTAATATGTGTATAATATATCTTTTTCTTTCTTACCTCTTCTGCAAATCTACTAACAGTTATTAATCCTTTTATATAAGAATTAGTATACATATATGGTATCATTACTGTACCATCTAAATAATCAATTATAGTCTTATCATTGCTATCCTTATATTCAATTAAAACTCCAGAACCAACTGCTAAACATTTTTCTAAAAAAATAGGAAAGTTTACAGTAAATGAATTTTCTTTACTATCTAAAACTTCCCATAATCTTTTTGTCGCATTTTTACTGCTCAACTCTATTTTTGTATCTTCAGTCCATAATAATTTGGAAACATCTTCACATATCTTTTTAGGCATATTCATAGTAAGTCTTTCACATTCTACATTTTTGCCATTTACTTTAGCAGTATAATAATGAAAATCATTAACACTTCCTCTATACCATTGAAGCCATATCTGTTGTAAATCATATATACTTCCAACTGTTAAATTAATTCCTTTTTTACTTAAAACACTTTGAATATTATTGTATAATTCCATATTTCACCTCTATTGTTTTAATCCTAATTTTTGTAAATTATCTTTTATCCAATATTGAAAATTATCTTGTGTATGATCTCCATAACTATAAGCATAATCGTTTGTGTAAGTATTAAAGTATTTTTCAGAACTTAAAAAAGCCTTCTCCGTTTTATCTGGAGTTGGCTTTCCTTTTTCCACACTATCTTTAATCCACATATAATTTTCATTTTCTTTTTTAAATATCTGATTATTGTTATTATTTAAAACTCTAAATCTTTTCTTTGCTAAAAAATCTTGACTATATTCAATTAATTGTTCTTTATTAGTTCCTTTATCTACAGGATGTAATCTTCTACCAAAATCTTTAAAATATTGATTTCTTAATGCACCTTCTGCTGAATCTATTGTTTCTTTATCTGTTAAAGTTTTCCACTTTTTATTCATAATTAGTTCAAAATTAAATATATCTTGACTTAACTCACTAGGTGCTTTTTTAATTGGTTTTCCATGTGGACTATAATAATATGTATCTAACAAATACCAATATCTATCACTACCATACCCATAACAACCTGTTGTAGTCGCAGAAGTTTGATGTCCACTATCTGTTGAAAAATCCAAATATAATATTTTTATTTTATTTTTTTCAATATAATCTTCTTCTACATATTCTATTAAATCAGGATTATAAATAAGTCCCTCTAATCCAATTACTTCACCTAAATAAATCCATCTGTATCTTTTTTCATCATTTTTTTTCATTAATTCGGCTTGTTCGATAAACATTTTTCCAAGCCACTCCTGAGGTACTGTTCTATAATCACTTTGACTTATTATACAATCTGGTCTTTGTTTCATTTTTTCTACCCATTGATTAACCCAATGAAATTTGTTTTTAGGTGGATTAAATGAATAAAGTACAATAAACCAATCATCATTTCCTCTAGTAAAAGTTGCTATAATTTGATCTAGTTCATCAGGACTGTCAAATTCTGTCAATTCCTCAAACCAAATTATTTTAATAGGAGTATTTTCATCTATCATACCCTTTATTTTTTCGTAATCATCTCCACCAGCAAAATATATATTATTACCATTATTCAAATGTACTTCAGCTGGACTTTTAAATGCTGTATAATCAATACCTTCTTCTAAATAAAATCTTTTTAATGCTCTTTTTATTTCTTTATATACACTGTTTCTTAATGTATTTTGGTATCTTCTTATTATAACTGCAGAACACTTATCTTCTTCTAAACAATGATTACATATTTTTAAACTATTCTTACTTGTTTTAGTCGAACCTCTTCCGCCTTTATCAATTTGATGTGTTCTTTTTGAATTAAATGTATTCCAGAAATGAGGAGCTATAATATCTTTTATTTTTACACTATATTTTTCCATCTTCATCATCTCTCGGTAAATCATTAATTATTTCTACTCTTTGTATTGTCTCAGGTTGTTTTTTTAATTCTTCAGCTTTTATATTTAATTCTTTTATTTTCAATTCTTTATCCATTATTATTCCATAAGCTGTCGCTAAATCTTTTATGTTAGTAAACATATCTACATTATCAAGTTTGTCATCCATAGCATCAAATATCTTATCAATTAATGCAATTTTCTTTTGAGTACGTTTTTTCATTGCTTCAATTACTTCTTCAGTATTTTCTTTGCTTTTTTGTTTGAACAATTTTGCACTCTCTTCATCTTTTAATACAATTTTTTTTACCCCATTAACCGAAATATTAAATCTTCTAGCCGTTTCACTATAATTATTGCATTCTGCATAATATGCAATTATTTGTTTCTTGGTTTTATTTGATAATTTACTTGCCATATTATCCCATTCCTTTATACTCCTTCATAAAGTATTTTAATATATCTACTTTTGAATAACTTTCTTTTTCTACTTTATATCTTTCTTCATACTCTATTTTATTTTTTTCTACATTATATACTTTTACTAATTCTTTCTTTAAAACTTGATATTTAGTACAATATTTTTCAGCTTTTTCTGAATAAAATTGAAAACTATTTATTTTATAAATTTGTCCCTTTTGTTGTAATACATATAATATTCTGTCTATATTTTGACTTATATTCATATATTAAGATTCTTTCTTTGTATTTTTCTTTTTAGTATTCTTTGTTGTTTTCTTTTCTTTAACTTGCACCTCTGCCTCTTGTTTTTTATTAGATGCATTTTCTTCTACTTTTGCATCTTCAGATACTATTTCTATTACTTTAACAAATGGTCTTTTTTCTGTATTTTTTTCTATTAAATATTCTGCCATCTTTGTTTCACATTCAAAAGTATCTCCAACAAATAATCTTCCTTCTTCTTCCCTTCCTTTTCTTACGATGTTTTTTAATTCCTTAAATTTTTCTAAAGTAAATTCTTCAATAACTTCTACTTTAATCATTTTTCCCTCCTTAATATTGTTGATAGGTTTCTCTATTAACTTGATTTTTACATATTTGTATTCTTCCTTTTAGAGTTGGTATCATCTCTTTGTGTTTTAAATTTTCTATTAATTGTAATTGATGTCCTATATGACAATATGCACTTGCATTCCATATACCATTTCGTACCATTGATACACTATTACTATTGTTTGTTCTATTCCAAACATAGCATATTTCTTTTATATTTATTACATTTTCAAAATTTACATTATCAGCTTGTCTATAACTCCATACTCTATCTTCCATAAGAGTATCTTCACAAAAATACACAATTTTATCTTTCCTTATAACTCTTGCCCAAGCAGTACACCATACTTTATTATCACTTAAGAAAAAATCTTTATAATTATCATATTGGTGTGTTTTAGTCATAAACACACCATCTTTATTAATCAACTCTAATCCTATTAATGCTAATTCATGATTATATAATCTTCTATTAATTATCTCTAATACTTCTTCATGTTTCCACCAATCGTCACTATCTAGGAAACAAAAATAATCAAAATCTAAATTATCTAAAGCATATTCGATACCAACATTACGACTTCCACCATTATATCTTTTTCGTTTATTTTGAATTAAATGTAATCTTTTATCCTTATAGCTCTTTATAGTTTCAACAGAAGTATCTGAACTAATATCATCAACTATA